ACAAGCGGTCGCTGACCATTGATCTGTCTCGGCGAAGATGAGAATGCGGGAATATGTGAGAATTAGCGGCAAAAGGCGAGTGTTTGCAGGGGTTTTTCTTATGGGGCCGCCGAAAGAACGCGGGAATTACTATCTGATAATTTCCGAGGGCAAACTGACACAATTCTCGCCTTGTTGAGAATTTTCGAAGCGGGAATTAAAACCGCATAAAAAAGGCCTGCACTTGGATTGTGCAGGCCTTGCAAAAGAAAAACAAACGGCTTTCAATTATGACTTTTCCCCTGGGGGATTGTTTTTGCTTTTTTCCCCCAGCGCGCTTCCGCACCTTTAAGCCCGGCTAAACGCATTTTCTCGGGATCGCGGGCTTTGGCTTTGCCCGTCCCGGCTTCGCCGCCTTTTCTTCCCAGTGCAACCGCGTTTGGATCTTTCATTTCAGCCTTTAATTATTTTTTTCGAGGTTATTCAAAAGGGATTCTATCGCCGCGCTTGCCTTTTCGATACGCGCGGACCTGGCCGGCGATGATGCCGGCCAGAGCTTTATCGTTTTTGGTTGAGGCGCGCATTATTTCGCGGCCCATTTTGGAAACGATCCCATCCATTTTTTCCAGTGCTTTCGGACCTCTCCGCCCGTTGCGACTTCCAGCCATGAGTCGCATGTCTGCGCTCTCATTTCTGGTGCGGCTTTTTTCAGCGCGTTCAGTCGTTCGGTTGCGGTCTGTTTTCGGTTTGTGTTCATGGCCTTCATCTCCTCATGCCCGGTTTACCCGCCGGGCTCGTGGTTTGGGGGTTAAGCAGTCCGGATCCATTTCATTTTGGGTGTTCCAGCGGTGAGGCCGGCTTGGTATTCGCGGACCGGCTGGCCGGCCTCATATATCGTGATTTTGCCCTCTCCCGCCAGCTCCCCGTTGGCGTACTTGATTGCGGCTCTAACGGCCCCGATGATGGTCTTTGCCTCGCGCGTCCCCTGTAGATACGTGCTGTTGTTGCTTGCTGTCCACTCGATCTTGCTCATGTCCGCTCTCCTGTTGTTATTCGCCCATCATTTTTTCGAGGCGCGCCCGGTCCGCCTCGTATTGGTTGACTTCCGCGGCATTGGCCGTGATCTTAGCTTGCTTGGCAATCCAAGCCGGATGCTGCTTGATCTCTGCGATTGCCGCCTCGATGCGGTCAACGTTGTCTTGCCCGATTGCGAGATTACCGGCGCGGGCGACAACCGTCATGCCTTTGTGGCCAAATGGCTTAAGCAGCTTGTCATAGGTCCCGGCGTATTTGCCGTCCACCGTGGCCGTGATCGACATCTCGCAGCATGCGGCCTTAACTGTATCGCCGTCCGCGTTGATCGACTTTTCCAAAATTAGCTCTGCCGTCACGACTGCCGCTGATCCGCTTCGCGTTGTCCACTCGATTATCTTTTTCATGGCCGCTCCTGTTGTTCCGTGCTTCATCTTGTCCACACTATAACTCAAGTGCTTGAGCCATGCAAGCGAAAGGCGAAATGATTAACTTTTTTATTCTAATAATCAAGTGCATGACCATCACCTCTTTTCTTGAAAAACATGCAGGCCGGATCTTTAAGGCGCAGATCGGAGCCGGGGCCGTGCGTCCAGTTTTTCTTGATCAGGAGACACTTGTAGTAGTTGCGCCGGCAGCGTGTCCTGCAGCAGTGAGCGCATGTTCCACACGTCTCTCCGGCCGGCCCGGTACCGGGCTTGGCCGGATGAGCATAATCGGGGGCGCTTTTGACTGGCTTTGTGATCGGCTGCCCGAATAGATCGGTATTGGCGTCAGCGCTCATGCCTATGCAACCTTGATGCTGTTTTCGGTGATAGTGCCGTCCCAGGTGAAGAACCCGAGCCGGCCTTTCAGAGGCACGAACGGGAGCGGTTTCTGGTCTGCCAGGACAAAGCCGTAGCGGCCCGTGAACCATTCAGATTCGTGGTGGTCAACGCAGTCCAGGATGGTGGCTTCTCCGACTATTCCGCCATGCTGCATGTCGGACATCGGCGGGATCTGTTTGAGCAGCTCAGGACCCCAGGAGAAGCCATTCAGAAAGACGCTGCAAGCCCGATACTCGGTGGCCTTTGCCGCGTGGATCAGGATCCGGCCGCGGATGCTGGTGGATCGGTCTCGGTTCTCGATGTTTTTCCAGCCGTTGACGATCAACCACGCCCAGGGCTGGCGAACGGAAAGAACGCGCACAATCTGCTTTTGAGTAGGCAACAGGTCGCTGATATCGAGATCAGAACCGCAGTTGGTGCATTCGTCGTTTCCATCCTCTTCCCACTCGCCACAGGTAGGGCACTTTTTCACGTCTCCCTCCGTCCGATTTTGCCACCCTTCAGAACGATTGAGTACAGAGTGATAGAAGGAGAGTCAGAGCGCAGTTCTACTTCATAAAGGCATTCATGATCGTGCTTCCGAAGAACAGCCATGGCGGCCTCCTGACGGCCCATAGTGCAGCTCGCTGTTTGACCAGCAAGTCTCGCCAGATAAGTCCCGCATGATTCACGGACGGTGATCAGGCAGAGATTGAACGGGAGGGCGTTGTTCATATCGCCTCGCTTTTCTTTTTGGGTCCTTCACATCCGATACCAGGACGCTTCCCGCAGAACGGGCAAAAGTTGATCATCAGCCCGTTATCCTTGGCGTTCATTTTGTAGGCAACTCCCCGGCCAAGCAGGACGCGCTGATGTAGGAACTCACACATATTGTCGGGACCACACAGTTTGAACTCACCCATAGCATTTTCTCCTTAAAACGGCAGCGGTGCTTCTTCGGTCTGTTTGACGTTATCGGCATTATGGGCGGAGCTTCGTGTCGGCAGCTCCACCGGCCGGATCCCGCGGCGCTCGCACAGCCGGCGGATGTGGGTATCGAGCATGGCGAGCACCTTGGCCAGCTGGTTGGCCGTGGCGTCTTCCAGCTCGGGCAGCATCTGAGTCTGGTTCCAGATCCCGATGACATAATTCCAGTCGACCGGATGCTGTTCCAGGAAAGCCAGATCAAGCATGAAGCGGCGGATCTGAAAACGCATTCGGCCCTCGGGGCCTTGGGCGGTCCGGCGCATCCAGTAATCGTCATTGGCGATCGCGGCGAACCAGGCCATCACCATGTCGAATCCGGCTGTGTTGCTGGGGCCGTGGGGCGGCGTGATGTCGCAAGACTTTTCGAACTGATCGGGCCACCATTCATCGAAGCCGAGGGTCACGCCGCGCATGCGCTCGCGGCTCCACGCTTTCCGGGCCAGCATGGTGAACATGTCGCACTGTTTCACCGACCAGCCGATGATCTTGAGGGCCTCAAACTTGACCACCGGATTTTCCAAGTTGGCCAGCATATTGAAGTGGCGAACCAGGGCGCGGCGCTGCTCGGGTTCGAGGCCCTTGCTGGTCCGCATTCCGACGACTGAAAAGAGCACATCCCGGTACCAGGATTCCTTCTCGATAGCATGCTGCTCGGTGATCTGGAACCTGGCGCAGTGATTCTTCCAGGCCTTGTCGACCAGTGGCCGGAGAATGCACTGAAAAGAGCGCTCGTCTTTTGCCGTCTGAATCGCTTCCGGAGAACGGGTTTCAGTTTGCATTGGTGATGTCCTTTGTTGGGTTAATCGGAAACGCTTTGCAGACGATCCAGTGAACAAGACCGCATGCCATGCAGCCGCCCATGAAGCCGAAAATTGCAGCGCCTTCCAGTGTCACAGCCGAACCTCCTGCTGAACGTATTCGCTGCCGCTTTTTAGGTAGAAGCGCAGATACACTTTCGAGGAGTCGATCCGGATGCTTTCCGAGATCGCTTCCATGGCTTTTCTCCACCGTGGGTCTTCGATATTCAGGCGGCGCAGACCGAGGATCCGATCGACGCTCAACTTGCCCTTGGAATCGACCCGGAAAGCGCCGTCGATTAAGGCCAGAATTTCAGAGCGAGCGCCCGTCGTCCACTCCTTGATGCACTCGTCGATCAGCGCCTTGGCGACGTGGAGCTGCTCGTCGAAAGAGATGTACTTTTCAACGGCCCGCAGGATCTTGATCTGGCCGTCAAAAGACTGGAGCGACAGGTTGCCGACGGGGCCGCCCAGGGAGACGCCGTGCTCCTGGGCAGCCAGCTCGACAAGGCCGTCGATTTTCTTGAGCGCCGAGGCTCTAAAAACCTCGCACAATTTCTTGAGTTCCATGGCCGATTTGTGAAGCTCCTGGACCAGCTCGTCGCGGAGGATGTCCAGGGGCTTGATTTGGTCGATCGGCACCAGGTGACCGGCCGCGTTTTTCTTGTGACCTTCGGTGATCTCGTTCTTCATAATTTGCGCATTCCTTTCTTAAAACAATTCGCCATCTTTGTGGGCAAACCCGGTGAACCCGCCGGGCTTGTACGTGAATCCGGCCAGGATCGCTTTTCGCCGCACGATTTTGCGGCGCTTGAACATCTTCAAGCAGCGCTTTTTGAGGCTGTCCAGGTACCGGTTCAACTCCTGGTGATCCTCGGGGATCCAGAGCCCCTCGTCGCCGCTGACGATCGGCCAGGGGATCAGATCCAGGTGATCTTCTATCACGCGCTCCACCATCCGCCGGCGGCCGTCCGCGCCGTCCGGCATGTCCAGGTACCGGGCGGCCTCGTCTCCGATCTGCTGCAGGGTCTTTGCGCGGGCCCGGCCGGCGCACAGGGAAAGAGTCCGAACGACCGTCTGAAAAAGAGCGTCTGAGTTATCAGTCACGTTGAGCTCCCAGTTTTTTAAGTTCGGAATCGCGATCGCGAATGTTGGTGTAGAACGTCAATCCGTTATCCCGGATGCGTTCTTGCCAGTTTCGATCAACACGTTGCTCGATTACATACACCTCGACCGTTTGCGCCCGGCTTGCGCCGGTGGCATCTTTGCCAGTAACCGTGATATACCTATTACCTGGACGAACCCTCATTTCCCCTCCGACAAGTTTCTGATGATAGAATAGGCCTTCGTGAAGTGGCCCCAGTTGACAGTGACTTTTTCCCGCGCTGCCAGCATGGCGGCGGCCTTCAAAAAGTGGACATAGGCATTGCAGCCGGTCTTGCGGACAAGGTCCTGGACAAGTTCCCGGGCCTCGCCTTCAGGCGGCGCGAGTTTGAGCCATTCCTTGGCGATCCGGTCACAGTCGCGCATCGGGATGGTGTCGGGAAGCTGCACCTTGATAATGCCGCGGCGGTCGAACTGCCGGAGCATGAGCGATAGCTTTCCCTGGACAATCTCATCGCGCAGCACGTTCGTGCCCACCAGAACCATGCCGCAGTGCGTGCGGTCATAGATCTCGCGAAGGAACTCGAACACCTTGATGGCGCTGCCCTTCTGGTAGCACAGGAACGCCTCGTGCGCCTCGTCGATGATGATCAGGTTGTTCCGGCTGATGCTCTTGAGAATCCGATCGCGCAAGTGCTCAAAGGAACTGTCCGGGCTGACGTAGCAGGCCTTGGCAATGACCCTGGCCACAAGCTGAACGCCAGCCGAGGCCGGAAGACGAATGTATTTTGTGGCGCCGTGGTTGTTGGCCCGGGCGAACTCCTCCAGGGCGAGCGTTTTTCCCGTTTGGGGCTCGCCCCAGATCATGGCCACGGACTGGGTGATCCAGGCGGCGTTGCAAACCTCTTTCACCTTGCGTGCAATGGAGGTTTCGACGAACGGCACATCCGAGACGCGACCGCGTTCTTCGGTGATCTTGCGGAACCGGGCGATCTCGCGAACGACGTTGTCCAGCTTTGCGCCGTAGCGGCCGCTGAAGACCCGGTAGAGCGTCGTGGTCGAGTCATAGTTCAGCTGCTTGCTGATCTCTGGCAACGAAAGGCCGTTCTCTTTTGTATAGGCGAAGAGCCACCACACCATGTCGAACTGCTCTTCGGTGATCTCTCCGGAATCCACCTGGTGCTGGAGGATCGGGCGGACCTTGTCGGCTCCCATATTCAGAACCGAATTGCTCCGCGCGTCAATGTTCACCGGCTGTTCGGTCCCGTCGTCAATTGTGTTCACGGCGTATTGTCCTTTTTCTTCAGTCATGATCTATTCCCTCTCGCTGTCGTTTTTATCCCCATAAATCTGAGACATGCCATCCCCCTGGTCGTCTGAGCTCTCGTCTGTTGCCGGGTCCTCCTTCGGTTGCTGTTTCGGTCCAAAAATGTCGCTGAGTTCGGCGCGGCCCGGCCGGTCGCTGGCCTTGCGCAAAATCTTGGCGCCCTGGAGCACCATGCGGTTGTGCTCCAGCATGTCCTGGTGAGCGGCCACATCGCCCACGTGGCGGTCGCGGTACTCCTGCATCTGCACGGTCTGCTCGTGAGCGGACTTCCCGATCGCGGCCAGCACCTGCTGGTGGTCGATCCGGGAGGCGCGTTCGATCCGGGCCGATGATCCAACATAGCGGCCGTACATGTCGCAGATCAGCAGCCGCTCGGGCCGGAAGGGATTCAGGAAGGCGGTGTACTTCTCGCCCTTCTTGAGCAGCACCTGGTGCCCGAAGGGATCCTCGGCCAGGCCGCTGAATCGGAGGCCGTCCGGATCGATCTCGCGGTCCTGGTACTCGATGCCGCTCTCGCGAATAATGATCTCGCGCCCGAGCTGGGGCCCGGCCAGGATCGGAATAGTGTGCTGGGGAAGGCGGCGCATGCCCTGGCGCCGGGCCCACACTTCGTTTGGGCTCATGCGCATCGGACGGCACAGTTCTGGTTTGCGCTGGATCATATTCCGCCACACTTCGATCTGGCATTCATCCAGGCCGGCCAGATCCTCTTCATCGTGCCAGCCGTCGTTCTCTGAAAGGCGCCAGCGGTTCTTGATCCAGCCCTGCTTCTCCCAGCCCTCCAGGTTGTGCTCATGACGGGAGTCGATTACCTGGTAGAACTGATACAGCGCCTTTCCGAGCTGCTCGAACGTCAGCGAGGGCAGCTGAAGCTTGGAGAAGATCTCGTCCACCACGGCCGGAGCGCACTGATCCAGCTCCTTGGCGAGCACGGCAGCATACTTCTGGACGGCCTTGTGCGCCTCCGGCTGATCCAGGCGGCTGTTGCTGCCGCTCTGCGCCGGAAGCAGCCCCATGCGGTTATGATAATAGCCGTGGAGCGATTCCAGGGCGGCCTTCATGCGGGGATTGCCGCCGCCCTCACCGGCCCAGTAGCCCAGCAGCGCAGGCTTGTTCTGGATGCCGGAGCGCTCCACGGTGATCTTGCCCTTGGTGATGTCGTGCAACGCCTTTTCAAAGGGCTCGCGAATAGCGGCTGTGCCGTGTTCCACGATCAGGCTGCAGCCGTCCTCCTGAAAGCCGATCTCAGTGAGGAGCCCGATCACCAGCCAGGTCATGTAATTTTCCTTAATGCCCATCTTCCCGCTCTCGGTCTTGATCTGCGGGCACAGGCCCCAAAGCACCCGCTTGGTGCTGGCCAGGTCAATGCACCCCAGTTCCAAGGGCCGGACCAGCTGCTTGCCAAAGAACACACTGAAGTCGTGGAACACATCGTCGAACTGATAGATCTGGCCGCAGCGCATTCCCTCCCGGGTGGTCCAGAGGTTCGTGGTCTGGGCCGAGAACGCCTTGCGCCCGAGCCGCGCCAGGGTGAGCGTGGTCTTAGCCGGCTTGTGTTTGATCAGCGTCTTGTAGCTCCAGCCCTCCGGGATCCCGTCGGCTCCGGCCGCCGGGTGCCCTCCGCAATCCTGGTAGCCAGGAATGATGTGGCCGGCCTTCCACAGCGTCAGCAGATCTTGCCAGGCGGACCGGACCGACCGGTTGTGCTTCTCAACCAGCTCGAACCAGAAGTCCATGAACGCCTTGCGGGAGGCTACGTTCTGGACGGCGCGGAGCTTCCGGCCGTCCAGGGCCCCGCGCCATCCTTCCTTCACAATCCGGTCCCACACGCGCCGGGCGGTGCCTTCGGGCAACCCGCAAAGGCGCCCGAACTCGCGCACGGCCGCCCCCACGGCCTCCGCCGATCCGCATGCCGTGCGGACTGCGTCGATCCGGTGATTCACCAACTCGCGCAGATCCCAGTCGAGCTGAGCAAACTCGGGATCCGCCAGGTGGCTGTTCTTGAAACGTTGGGCTATGGAATCGGGGGACATAACAGTGCTCCTAGTGACCTTTCTTGACCTTGGCAGCCGGGAAGTGGCTGAGGATCGCTTCCAGCACCTGGCGGTGCTGGCGCAGCTCGTCATCGGAGAGAGCGCCCAGGAACTTCTTGGCTGTCACGATCTTGGAGAGCCGGTCGCACAGATCGCTCAGCGCCTGGTTGTAGTGCATCCGCCAATAGGCCGTTGTCTTGCGGTCCAGCTCGTCCTCGGTATGCTCCGGCAGCGCCGGGCGGTTCGCCTGGGGCGCGAAGTCCAGCATGAGCTGCTGCATCGTCTTGCCCTGGGTGGCGTCTCCCACGCGCCTGAGCAATTCCTTGCGTTCGGCCTCGGCCATGGCCGACGGCGCCAAGGCCATAGAGAGCGCCTCGCCAAGCTTCATGCTTGATCCGGACGCCAGCTTCACGCGGATAATCTCCGCAACCTTCATGAACCGAGACGCCGTGCGATATGCAAAGCGAGGCCGTTCAATCTTTTCAGCGAAGGTCGTTTTAAACTGACCGTGCCCGAGATCGTTCTTGAGCGCCAGCAACTCCATGCCGATCAGGATGCATCCCGCGGCATATTGGTTCTGGACCTGTTCCAGGCTGTCCAGAGCGCCGTTTAAAAAGTCAACCCGTTCTCCGATTGTCCGGTTTGCAACCTGTGCGGCGTAGGGGTTCAGTGGCCGACGTGTGAGGTCCTTTTGCATTGATTAACCTTCCATTCCGTTGAAACGATCCTTGATTCCCAGATCTTGAAAAGCACGGGCCCGGCGGTTGTGCCGAAACATTCTTGCGGCGCGGCGCTCCAGCGCATCGCGCAAATCAACCAGCATCGAACGGCGCACAGGCGTGCGTCGTATCCGCTCCACACCCAGAATTGCGTTCAGCATCGACGATGTCATTCAGGCCTCCACCACTTTCCATGTTGTGATTCCAGACTCCTGTGCCGGCAACTCCACCACTTGCAGATTGTCGCCTCCCATTTTGTTTAGCAGTCCCTCCGCCGCCCACCTCGGATCCGAGTGGCTGATGTAGCTCTGTCCGCGCGCCTCGGCGATGTGCAGCCCACTGACGCTGTTCACCTGGATGCAGTCACCTGTCGCTATGGCGGGCAAACTCATGTTCATCCTTCTCCTTTCAGTTTTCGTTCCATGGTTTCCTTCCTCAGCTGAGTCACAAAACGTTCCACGCGAACAAGGTCTTCGGGATCCAGATCCGTGCGAGTGGGCACCGAGACAGCCCAGAACTCGCGCCGGAACAGAAACAGCACCAGGCTTGTGCGGTACACCAGGAAGTGCGGGTTCACGCCCTTGATCCCGGCGCTCGCATCCACGGCGCTCAATTCGCCTTGGTCGATCAGCCGATAAACAACATTGCTGTCGCACCGCAGCCTCCGGCAGACTTCAGCCACGCGCAGCCGGGTCCGTTTAGGCACATCACCATAAAGGCGATCCAGCAGAGCCGCCGCCCGAACGGGATCCGAATGCAGCCCGGCAACCAGGCGCGAAGGCCAGAGCACTTCCCGTTCACACGGCACGGGCATGTCATCGGCCCGTTTGCCGTTCGGGTAGCTATCGGCCGACTCAGGGGGGCCGAACATATTCAGTTGCCAGGACTCCACCATTAAATGCCTCCCGCGCTCTCCTTCATCACCCAGTCTTTTCCGGTCCACTTGTAAGACCGGATGAAATCGCGCCACCGCCTTTTCAAGCTCACGCTCGGCCGATCTTCGGGCCGTTCCAAGACCAGCCACAGGTGAACCCGGCTGCACCCGAGAATGTCAGCAGCCTTTCCAATCCCGTGGTACTTCGTGCGCTGATTCGCCTTTTGGCCGTGTGCCATCCTTTTTTTCTCCTTTCGAATATTCCTTGTTTCGCGTAACATGAAGCCAAGTTAACTCATGTGGTTAGCTTTGTAAACAAAAAAGTTAGCTGAATGAACACGATAGGTGAACGCATAAAAGAAATCCGCTCCGAGGCCGGCATGACCGGCGTGGAGTTTGGGAATGTGATAAATGTGTCTAAAGCCTATATTTCACAGCTTGAAAGCGGTGTTCGCACCAATCTCGACAGGCTTAAAATAGAGGCGATTGCAAGGCGTTTTTCAGTTAACATCGAATGGCTTGAGCACGGCAAAGGGCCCAAAAGATTCACCGAGTTAACAGCTTCGCAGACTCGCTTAATTAACCACAATGCAGCACCAGCTCGTTTTGAGGCCAACAAAGAAAAAGTTGAAAAATCAAACGCAATCCCGATCGGGGTAAAGCTTGTTCCGGTCTTCGGAATGGCTCAGGCTCTCGGATACAAGCCCCATCATGGAGATGTTATTCCTGACGACATCTACTCTTTACCGAAGGTTGTTGTCATGGATGACGGCAGGGACTACGCCGCCTTTAAGGTGGAAGGCCGCAGCATGGAACCCACGCTCGTGGAGGGGGTGATTGTGCTGTGCGACATTCATCTGGAGCCGACCAACAAATGCATCGTCTGCATCAAATGGGATGACACGGTGTGCGTGAAACGCTATCGTCGGGTCAACAACCACATCATGCTGACCAGCGACAACCCCACCTACGGGGAAGAATACAACATCCAAGCAGAAGAGGTGGATTGGTGCTTGCGCGTTAGACGGGTGATCGCCGATCTGCCATAAATGGAGACTATTATGACAGCCACACAGTTTTTTTGGATATTGGCCTACAGTTCAATCGTCGGTGCTTTTTTAGGATCACGCCGGAATGATGCGCTTGGCGGTTTTTTCTGCGGTTTTTTTATGGGGCCAATTGGCTGGATTGTAATTATGATGAACAAAAGCTGTAGATCCATTTATTGCCGGCCGACCCGAGTCCCAGTTTTAGTAGCCTGCGCAAAATGCAAAACGGTGTTAGATTTTACTGATCTACCAGAAGGAAAATACAAATGCTTGCAATGCGATAAAAAGTTTGATTTTGCAGACAACCAGGCGGTCGCACAAAAACAGCTAGAGCCTCAACCAGTGGATAATAAAGGTTGTCCACATTGTGGCGCTAAATATGATTTTGCAAATATGGCCCCAGGCGTTTACACGTGCGGAGAGTGCGATAACACAATCAACATAGAAGTCACCGCAGTCGCGGCCGCAAAAGAAATAAAAAAAACAGTCGAGCAAGAATGCCCGCGCTGCAAATCTAAATTTGCCTTGCCTAAAGTTGCTTCCGGGAACTGCCGATGCCCTGAATGCACTCATGTCTTTAAGCCCGTCAGCGTCGCATAAATACAAGCTTTTCAAATGTGCCAACACTGGCAAATATGCCAATTTGGCATATTTGAAATTGAAAACCCCAGTAAAAATGCACTTTTCAATCTTCACGCGCCCGAAAAGCGCCCTTAATTTTCCTCTTGCGCTCTAATTGATCCTGTGCTTTCATGGGTCCTTCTAAAGCACCAGGCGCGGTGCTGATGTTGGCCGGGGCGAATCACATCGCTCCGGCTTTTTTATTTGGCCCCTTCCCCTTTTTTGATTCCCTCCCATTTTTCCCCCACTCGCGTGATCGCTTTCTCCTGATGGGTTAACTTGCCCGCGTTGTTTGCAACTACACCCATAGACGCGCATGCGCTGCGGAGGTTTTAATCCTTCCTCTGCAGGGGGGCCGGTGTCCCACCCACCGGACTGGCGCGACCGTTCCCCAGCGGGCCCCCCTTTTATTTCGGGAGAACAATGACAATTTTAGATGCTTTCACAACGTCGGCTGTCGCAACGGGACCGGCAATCCTCGCGCAGATGAGCGCGGCACCCAACCAGGTGATGACCGTGTTGTACGGGGGCGTCACGATCATGGGCGCCCTGTATCTCGGCATCATGCTCTTCAAGGCCATGTTCCCGTCGCGGCAGCCGCCTATTGGAGAAGACATCGCCAAGCTCGCCACCAAGGTGGAGCTCTCCGCTGCCACGGATAGGCTGCAGTCGCAGATCGCGGCGGACATCGCACAGCACGACACGATCAAAGACACCATCCGGCGGGAGGTCAAGGAAGACATGGTGAGCGTGAGGAACGAGGTCATGGCCGGCCTCGGGGTGATCACCCGGCAGATCCAGGATGTCGTTAAGGCGGACGAAGAGCGGGCCCGCAACGCGCACAAACGAATCGACGTCCTCGTGACCAGAGTTTCTGAAGTGTGCGGGGCGATGAGTGTGATCAAGGGAGGTGGCCATGATTGAACTGAGTCTTATGCGAACGCTGCTGAAGGTGCTCAGCTTCATCGGAGAATCCGGGATCCGCGAGAGTATCCTGATGGACGAGGTTGCCCTTGCGGCCGCTCACAAGCCCACTGGTGACCAGATTCGCGAGCACATGACGGAGGCCGTTGACCGCAAGCTGATCGAAGGCAAGCAGGGGCTGATCAGCGAGAAACGCTACTTCATCACCCCGGCCGGCAAGGCTGCGCTCCTGGAGATGGCATGAAGAAAGCGGTCCGCAAAGTCCGGATGGATGCCTGGTGGAACCGCCTGAAGGACAACGAGGTCCAGGGCGCCTTTGCCATTGTCCTGGAACACGGGCTTGTCCTGGCCGCCGATCTGATCGCCGCCAAGTATGGCATCCCGACCCCGTCCATCTCCGCCATGTCCCGGTTCTATCGCTACGCCAAGGGCCGTGAAACCCAATGGCGCATCGAGAAGGCCGTTGCCGACAAGGACCAGATCAGCGATCTGCTGAAGAAAAGCGGGAACCTGGACGAGACCGTCCGGGCCGGCCTCTCCGCTCTCGCCCTGGATGCGATCGCCAGCCGGGATCCCAAGATGGTCACGGAGTTCGTCTCGGCGCTCACTGGCTTCATGTCGCGCCAGGAAGACGAGAAGCGCACGGCGCTCATGACCCGCAAGGTTGAGCTGCTGGAGAAGCGGGCCGCCCAGGCCGATGCGGCCGACGCGGTAAACAAGTCGGATCTCACGCCGGAAGAGAAGGACCGCAAGTTCAGAGAGATCTTCGGAACCAGGTAAATGGCAAAAACACTCCAGCAAGTTCCTCGCGATGCGCTTCTTCCGTACCAGCTCAACTGGGTTCGGAACAAGGCCCGTTTCAAATACGGGCTGTGGAGCCGCCAGACCGGCAAGGATTTCAGCTGCGCGGCCGAGGCCGTGGAGGACTGCAACTTCGACATCTCAGCCGAGGGCGACATCCAGCAGCTCCGCACGAGCCCCACTCAGTGGACCGTGCTGGCGACGGGCGAACGCCAGGCGCTGGAGTCGGTGCTGCAAGCCAAGATCTGGGCCGAATCCTATAAGTTCGCCATTGCGGACATTGTGGAGGATCGCGAGCACGGCGAGGCGCTGCTCAAGAGCGCGGAGATCCTGTTCCCGAACGGATCCCGGCTGCGGGCCCTCCCGGCCAACCCGGCCACATGCCGCGGGCTCTCCACCAACCTGGTTTTGACCGAGTTCGCCTTCCACGAGAATCCCGATGCGATCTGGCGAGCCATTTACCCCTCGCTCACGAACCCCTTGCGCGGCGGCGAGAAAAAGCTCCGGATCATCACCACGCCCAACGGCATGGGGAACAAGGCGGCGGACATCTGGCAGAAAAACTACCAGGTTGCGAACGCCTTGTATTCATGCTGCAAGATCACGATCGAGGACGCCGTCAAGGCGGGGTTGCCCGTCAACATCGACGAGATCCGCGCCGGCCTGGACGATCCAGACGGGTTCGCCCAGGAGTACATGTGCGAGTTCATTGACTCCAGTGCCATCCTGCTGGCCTATGAACTGATCGCGCTGTGCGAGAGCCCGGAGGCGACGTGCATCATCGAGCCTTCGTTCTGGGAAGTGGCGCACACGAATCCCCTCTTCATGGGCATTGACTTCGGCCGCAAGCGCGATTTGTCGGTTGCCTGGACAGCCGAGAAGCTTGGCGACGTGCTGCACACACGGGAAGTCCTGGAGATGCGCAAGACCTCTACGCCCGACCAGATCGACGCGCTCATTCCGCGTATTAAGCGCGTGCAGCGCGTAAGCGTGGACTATACGGGCCCCGGCGTCGGCCTCGGCGACTATCTGGTGAAGGAGTTCGGCGAGTGGGATCCGGAGGCCGACAAGTTCGGCAAGATCCAGTTGTGCACCTTCACCTCGGCTTTGAAGCAGGAGATCTTTCCGAAAATGCGGATGTGTTTCGAGAGCCGCGGCCTTCGCGTGCCCCAGCAGCGCACTATCCGAGAGGATTTGCACAGCATATACCGGCAGACCGGGAAAAGCGGAAACGTTAACTATGCGGCCCCGCATTCGGATGACGGGCATGCGGACCGCGCCACAGCGCTGGCCCTCATGATCCGGGCGGCTGCCAAGGGCGGCCTGCAGTGCGGAGTCGGCCGCCGGCTGCGCGGCGGGCCGCAACGGACTCAAACCAGCGGGAGGGTGCTGATCTGATGAAACGGATTGCAAAAAACAACGGCCGGGCGGCGGCGTCTTCCGCTCGTGCGGCGAACTCCATCATGATGGCCCCGAACCCGATCCCGCAGCTCAGCCCCGAGACGCTGAGCCGGTACATCGACGGCTGGGAACGCGGCTACCTTCGGGAGCCGTCCCTTCTTTTCAAGGCCATCGAGACCCGCGACGACCGCGTGCTGAGCGTTTCCGAAAAGCGCTACAAGAGCATCAGCCGCTACGGCTATGATGTGGTGATCTCCGAAGGGCACGAGGATGAGGCCCGGGCGGAGCAGCATGCCGATGCCATTCGGTTTTGTTTGGATAATCTGACCGCAACGAATGCGATCAAGCGTGACGAGCGCGGAGGATTTCGCACGCTCGTGCGCCAGCAGTGCGAGGCCGTCGGGTTCTCCTGGAGCGTGCACGACATTGCCTGGCAGCCATCCAGAGAAGGCATCACCGCCACGTTCATGCACATGCCGCTGTACTGGTTCGAGCACACCACCGGCCAGCTGCGCTTCCTGGAAACGGACTTCCAACTGTACGGCCGGGATCTGGAGCCGGGTGCCTGGATGGTCACGTGCGGGCGCGGGATCCACGTCGCGACGGCGATCGCTTATCTGTTCAAGCGCATGTCCATGATGGACTGGGTGATCTACTGCGGCCGCGTGGGGCCAGGAATCCACGCCAAGACATCGGCCCAGAAAGACAGCCCCGACTGGAAGTCCCTGGAAGAGGCCGTCGGTAACTTCGGCATCGACCTCAAGATGGTGACAGCCGATGGCGTTACCATAAACCCGATCGAAATGGCGCTCAAGGGAACGCTCCCCTGGCCCGAGATGGTGAAACTGATGAACATGTCAATCGACGTGCTCTGGCGCGGCGGCAACCTCAGCAGCGAGGCCGGCAAGGATCAGTCCGGTGTGATGATCCAGGGCGAGGAGAAAGACACACTGGAGCAGGACGATGCCGAAATGTGCTCCGATGCGATCAACGAATACATCGTCGGCCCCCTGATCGAACAGCAGTTCGCAGAACAGCCTCTGGCGTGGGTGAGCGTGAAGACCGGCGCCAAGCCGGATCAGGCCGGCATGCTCCAGGTTGACGGGTTCCTCGCGCAGCAAGGGTTCCCCTTCACCGCCCAGGACATGGCCCGGCGTTACGAGCGCGAACTGCCAGAGGACGGCGAGGAGATTCTTCGGCCTCTCGGATCCACTCAGCCGGCCCCGATCAATCCGTCGCAACGCCCTGCTCCGTTTGCCAACGAGACGCCGGACTCGGCGCTCAGCCCTGACGCGGTCCGCCTGATTGGAGACCAGGTCGACCTGGCCGCCGCCGCGCTGGACAGCGAAGCGCGGAAGATCCTGGCCGGGAATCGCGAGAAGATGCTGGCCGAGATGGAAGCGGCCCCGACGGTTGAGGCCGGGCTGCAGATTCTCCAGGACTACATCAACCGCATCGCGGGCCTGGTAGGAGAGGCCGACCTTGGCAAAGTGGACAAAGCCATGGAGACCGCGATGAGCATCGCTATTCAGGATGGGGCGAGAACGCTGGAAGAAAAGGAGACCGCATAATATGTCAAAGCGCAAAGAGAAATGGCCGCTGTTTGAAATCACCTGTGAGCCGTGCGACATCTTCGTTGGCTTCACAGCCGACGACTCAAGCTTGTTCAGCCGCGCCACCCAGGTGGTCACAGACGGACCGTGGTCCCACGCCTTTGTCGGATTCCGGTTCATGGATGGAGAGGAATGCTACTTTGAAGCGCTTCTGAACCGCGGCGTTACCGGCCCCTGGCCCATTGCCAGGCTGCATGCCTGGATGGAGGAGGATTTGAAAAACCACCGCTGCGCACTGGTGGATTTGCCTCGCTCCTTAATTCCAGGGCAGGATCCGGCGCCAGCATTGAAAATGGCTCGGTCCGCCGTCGGCCGGCAGTCGTACTTTAAGATCCAGCTTTTGGCCATGGCAATGTTCGAGCGCTACGGCCGTGCGATCGTGCGATCGGAAGACAAGACCGTGTGCAGCGAATACGCCGCGTGGGTGCTTCAGGGGATCATTGATTTGCGCGATCGCCGCCGGGATAAGTTTGACGCCGTGAATCCGAACAGCGCCTGGCACCGGCTGTGCGAGGAACTGGCCGGGCTCGGGGCGCATACGCGGCGGGGTCGGGCGGATAAACCGTCCGCCGAACCGCAACCGTGGCCGCCTGACGAGAGCGGACCCGTTCTTGGAATCGGCGCGGCCGTCCAGGAGGCGCTGCAAGGCGTCGGGCAGGCAGCCCATGTCTTGAGTCCTGCAGGGGGCTGACAGTCGAATTGCAACAGCAATCCGGCGTTTTGCAACGGCACGCAGGTTGAACGGGGTCAAACAAAGCGAGGTTGAACGTGAAGAAGGCAAAAAAACTACTGATCGGGCTGGCAAATGAGTTCATTTCCGGCACGCCTTACCGCATCCCCTTCGGGATGGTCGCAAACAAGACGGCTGACGGCAAACCCGTGATCCAACGGCTTAGCCGGGAAAACGCGGAAGCCATCGCCAATGAGCTCAAGGAGGCCAAGTCCGCCCAGGGCGAGCAGTTCCCTGGGCTTCCGGTCTACATCGGGCATCCCGACCACGCCGCCTTCAAGGAGCGGGATAAAGACCTTCGCGCCTACGGCTGGGCCAATGACGCCACCGTTTCCGAGGATGCGCTTGAGTTCCGGTTCGATTGGCCCCCGGCCGGTGCGGAGCTTTTGGAGAACAAGCACTTCAAGTTTTTGTCGCCGAATTTTATCGGCGTCATGTCGAACGAGAAAATTGACGGTGTGCCCGTCGTGGACATTGTCGGGATCCGCAGTATCGGACTCACGAACAACCCCAACTGGCCTGGCCTGATCCCGTTGGTCAACGAAGAACCCGCCGGAGACGAGGCCGCCGGCACCGAGGAAGGAGACGGTATGACGTTCCTGGAACGGCTCGCCAAGGCGCTGGGCATGGACCCGACGGCAAGCGAGGATGCGATCGCCGCGGCGATCGAGGCGATGATTGCGGAGCGCACGGAGTTGATGGCCGCCGTCAACGAGTGCTGGCCGCCGGATGATGAGGACCGCAAAAAGCTCGGCGATAAGCCCAGCTCCAAGGATCTCATCAGCGGCATGATCGGAGCCGCCGGAAAGAAGGCGTCCGTTATGGCCAACGAAAAGATCAACGCGCTGGAGATCAAGGTGACCGGGGGAGAGAAGACTCTCACCGAGAGCATTCAGATGGCCAACGCGAAGTTCGATGGAGCGGTCGACGGGCTCCTGGACGGCGCAATTCGCACAGGCCTCATCTTCCTGGCCGATCGCGAAACCTGGAAGGGCAAGCTGGTTGCCGGGTTCGCCAATGCGGCGCTGGATCTCGTGAGCCTGAAGAAGGCCGTGAAGACGGATCCGAACGAAAACATTCGGAAACCTGGCAACATCCAGACGGGCCGCTCGTCCGAGCAGCTCGCCCTGGTGAACGAACTGCTGCCGTCGCACAAGGGCGACTTCGGCAAAGCCTGGCAGACGGCCAAGGCTAAACGTCCGGATCTCTTTGATGAATCGGCAAAGTCGAAATAGGGCGGGATGGCCCGCAAACATCAATCCTAACAAGGAGAAGACAGAATGAACGCAGTTGGAAGTTACAAGGGCTCAATCACGATCACGTCCCCCGGCATCTTGGCCAAGGGCACGATCGTCACCGCCGCCGGCGCCGCCGCCTCGGCGACCGTTGTGGGCGTCGGTGTGGTTCGCGACGCCGTGGTCGCGGGAGACAACCTGGTCATTGATCTGTTCGGCGGCGAGGTCTCCAAGACCGTGCTGGCCGGAGCGGCGGTGACCGTGGGCGCCGTGATTGCGCAGACCGCCGCCGGAAAGGCGATCGTGGATCCGGCCACTGGAACCGTGCTCACGATCGGTGTGGCCTTGACGGCCGCCGGAGCGGATGAGCTGTTCGAGCTGGGCTCGCACATGCCCGCGCCCTGCAAGTACTCGTAGACCATCATTGCGGACAACCCGCACAACCGAAGCACCGCGCCACGATGCACAATCAAAACCGAGGAGGTCCCGTGAAAAGTAAGTCGATCGCCCAAACCGTCCAGTTTGTCCTGGACACGCCGTCTGACTGCGGCCAGCAGAATCTCATCCGCCAGGTCTATATGGCGAATGAAAACCGTTTCGACGCCGCGAATCTGAGTCAGCCGCTGACCACGTTCGCGAGCGCCTGGACCCCGCCCAAGCTGGCCGAGCTGCTTGACGCGATGTTCCCGCCCGTGGCCGCCCCGCGCCGGTTCGAGTATTCCAAGTATGACAACTCGGAAGCGTTCCTGAGCGAAAGCGACGACGTGCGCGGCATCGGCGCCGAGTACAAGGTGCTGGAATACGGAGCCTCTCCGGAAACCATCCGCACCATCAACAAGGGCCTCACGATTCGCCTGGATCGTGAGCTCATGGTGCCGGGCGAGGAAGAGAACACCGTCCAGTATCTGATGAACCGCCTGATCCGGAACGAGTTCCGGCGCGGGCTCGCTGGGCTGATCACGGCCTCCGGCGTCATCGCCGAGAAGACCTGGAACTCACAGGCCAATCCCGACGGTGATGTGCGCGCCCTGTTGCGCGCCGGCCAGGATCTGCGCGGCATGCGCTCCGATGTGGTTGTCTACACCGGCAGCGCGTTCGATGATCGCGCTGATGCGTATGAAGCGCAGAACACGCCCGCCGCTGGCGTGGCGGCCGGCAAGAGCCCCGAGGAGCTTGCCCGCAAGTTCCGCGTGGACCGCGTGCTCGAATGCGACGCCGTCTACACCGTCAAGAAAGACGGCGCGAAGACCCAGCTCGCCGGTGATGATTATGTCATCACCTACATGGCCCCCATGGGTCAGAGCCGGACGGATCCGTCCAACTGCAAGCGCTTCTTCACGCCGTTCGGCGGGAACGAAGGCAAGGGCGTCGCCTCCGGCGGCAAGTTCTGGGTCTACCGCGAAGAGCACACGGCGTTCGTGGACATCACGGTCGCCCACTACTCGAACATCGTGTTCCCCAGCACCCTGGGCGTGAAGGCCATCAAGATCAAGTAGACGAAAACAAGTCCCGTGTCGGGTCTGTTGAGTGATGCGCCCCGGCTGTTCCACCAGCCGGGGCGCGATTAAAAACCGAAAATCGAACCAAGGAGTTCAAGATGAAGAAGTTGATCGAGTTCCTGTCCACTGACCTCGCAAAGGTCCTGTCTGTCCTGTTGATCCTGTTGCTGATCCAGCCCCTGGCGATGGCGCAAACCCCCGTGGAGCAATCCTTCACGATCGGGCTGACCGCCTCCAGCGCCAGCACGAACTACACCTCCGGGATCCAGAACCCGGCGTTCAGCTCGTTCAAGCCGCTGCTCCTGGATATCAGGCTCGCGGCGACCAACGCGACTGTGACGCTCAAGCGCTCTGCTACCGGCCCGGCCTACTGGTCCTACGCCATGGGCACGGACTCAAACACGGTACAGTTTATCACCAATGATTTTTATTTCCTTCGAGGCGACACGATCGTTGTCGGTATCGGGGTAACGAACATCAGCGGTGTAATCAAGCTGCAGGGCCTGGAACAATAGGGGGTTCGACATGGCGGCGTGGACAGTCATTCTTCCGGCAGATCTGAACCGATTCATGGTCGGGGCCCAGGTGAGCGCTCTTCGGAGCGCAGCGCTTGCCTCCGGCCAGTCGGATCCGGCGGCCGACACGATTCGCGACAAGGCGAATTATGTCCGGGCCCGGATCGGCGGCCGGGTGAGGCTTTCCGCGACCGCCCTCTCCGTTCCCCCTGAACTGATCGAACACGTTTGCATGCTGGTCCTGGAGACGCTCTCGGGGCGTCTTCCAGGGCTGGCCCTCTCCCAGGACCAGGTGAGCCGGATCTCCCGGATCTACCGGGACCTGGACATTGCCGGCAAGGATGAGTTCCCGATCACCAAGGCCGATGATCCCGAAACTATGGACGCGGACAGCTCAACGGGATCCATCAAGATTATCCCGACGGGATCCGCCGCGAACAGCCGCAACAAAATGAGCGGCATCTGATTTTATGACCATTAAAACATCTATCATCCCGCTGCCCCTGCAGACCGCCGCAGACCGTCTTAAAACCAAGACGATCGTCGGCTCCACTCTGCGGTCCAGGCAATGGAAGGATGTTCCCCAGCAGATCCGCGAGCGCAGCTTCTTCTCATCGCGGGTTGCCTGGACCGATCTGCTGCAACGCGAAAAGGCGGATCTGGTTGCGAATTTGGAGCGCGTGAAAAAGACGTACCAGGGTGGCGAGGCGTTTGTTGATCGCTCGGGCTTTATCCGCGATCAGCGCAAGTTCCTGAGCGAAAATGGATACAAGCTCAGCCAGGGCGGCGCTGGCGACGTGCGCGACATTACGAGCGCCAAGCGCCTGGGCATGATCTTTGATGTGCAGACCGGCCACGCCAAGGGCTTCACCAGGCGAAAGCTGGATGCCGACAACCCTCTGTTCCTGAACGCCTGGCCGGCCAAGGAGTTGGTCCGGATCGACAGCCGCAAGGAGCCTCGCGACTGGTCGGCCATCTGGGATGAGGCCCGGGCCGCCATTCCGGATCCGGAGACGGCGACCGAGTCCTCCAGCGGGCGACTGGCCGCGCTGAAGACCTCCAGCATCTGGACGGCCATCTCTGATTTCGGGCTGCCCTACCCGCCGTACAAGTTTGGCAGCGGCATGGGGGATCGCATGCTCAAGCGCTCTGAGGTGATCGAGCTTGGCATTCTGGAGCGCGGCGCGACACTGCAAGTGCCGGGCGCCGAAGTTGATGATTTGAATGACGGGCTTGAGGCCAGAGCCCCCGAAGACAGCGGCATTGCAGAAGCCCTGCAGGGCCTCTTCGGCGGGAATGCGGACATCGTGGACGGCGTCATTCGGTTTATTGCCAGGAGGGCCTCGTGAGCACTCCCGTGATAATCCAAGTCTTTGTTCCGCCCGAGCAGCTTGACGCTTTGATCATGCTGGCCGGTGGTGAGCCTGAATTTTTGCGATCGCTGTCTTTGAGCGCTGCCCAGGGCGTTGCCAGGGAAATGCAGGATCACCTCCGCGAGTATGACGCGGATCATCCGAACAAGATGAACTGGCCGAGAAGTCATTTCGTCCAGGGATTGTCAGACGACATCCAGCTAGATGAATCGAGCGTGACGGCGGAAGGTGCCAAGATCACGGCCTCTCCGGAGTTTTTCCATCGCCTGATCGGCGGCGACGTGAGCCCGAAGCGCGGCAAGAATCTGGCGATCCCGGCCCGCGCCGAGGCTTATGCAGCCGGAAGCCCTGGAGAAGGTCGCACGCCTCCGCTCACGCTGCTGCTGAGCGGGAAAGGCGGAGTTGTGAGGGCAATCGGATTGGCGCTCGTTGAAGGATCCCCGAAAAAGATCTTCGCAAGCAAAGATCTCCAGGCGCAGGTGTGGTATTGGCTGACGGCCGGCCCGGTGCACCACGAGGGCAACCCCGATATGTTGCCGAGCGATGACAACCTGCAGTCGGCCGCCCTGTCCGGTGTTGATGAAATATTAAGCATGGCGTTGCAAGGCAAGGAAGGTGCGGCATGAGCGATAACTTTAAACTCGAACTCCCCGGGTTGATCGGCGAGCACCAGGCGGGCATTGCCGGCCTTCTGCAGGATGAGAACAGCCGACTTGATCGGCGCATCCCAGTGCTGTGCGAGAATCAACTCGATCTGGTTGCCAGGATTAATGAGACCGTTGCCCAGGCTCAGCCCGGGATCTGCTGCATCATTCGGAGCCCGAGCTTTTCCGGAAACGACGGCGCCGTGCTCTATTTCCAGGACGCCACCATCCGGATCCGAATCGTCGAAAACGTGTTGATCAACCGAGCGGAAACCGGGACTCGGATCACGGCCCAGTATGCGGCCGAGCAGGTCGTGCAGACCCTGAACGGAAAATGCCCGGAAGGGTTTGGCATTGCGCTCATTCCCACGCAGATCTCCGAGGTTGTGGATCAGCGGCTGCAGGGCGTGCTGATCTACGAAGTGGTTTGCAAGACCGGAGTTTGTTTCGCAGTCGCCCCAGTAACACCAGATGAGGAGGAGAACATATGACAATCGCACGCGCTTCAGTTATCCGCGGCCCGGCAATCGTGACCTTCGGATCAGTTTCCATGTATACCGAGGGCGATATTGCTCTGTCGCCCGGGCTCACCACACAGCAGATCGCGACCTCATTTTTTGGCGCGGTCGACGAGATCCCGATGGACGCGATCGCGAGCGTTAGTTTCACGCCTGTCGGTGTTTGGTCGTACCGGACGGCTCTCCTGGTGAATGCGTCCCGAGCGATCGGCTCCGACATCTTTGGATCTGACGCCACATGTGTGATCCATGCGCTGAGCGGCGACAAGCTGACGCTAAAGGCGGCGGCCATCACCCAGTTGCCCCAGCTGCGCTTTGCCGTCGGCCAGCAGCTTTACGGGCCTGTTACCATTTCCGGCATCCGGGCGGACAACACGGCCTGGTCAACGGCCGACAGCATCATCAAGGCGGAGACGGCGGCGTTCGGCGATACCAGTTTCAGCCCGGCCGACATCCTTTCCCAGGTCTATACCATGGTATGGGGAGCATCCGCCCCTTGGAGCGCGATCACATCGGAAGTCGGACTCACCATTGACTTCGCCATGCAGCTCACGCCGCTTTCGTGCGATGAAGTCGGCACCATCGGGATGACGTTCGGCGGGATCTCGGCCGTTGCCAGGTTCAAAGCCTTGAACGCCACGGCGGCAAACATCATTGACGTGCTGAAGCTGCAAGGCTCCGGATCCGGCCGCGGCGTGCGCCGCTCGGCGTTGAAAAACGACCTGGTTGTCAGCGGCACAGGCGTGGCCTTCACGCTGAAAAACTGCAGCCCGGCCGAAGGTTCGGTCAATTTCGGGACCACCACCATCCGGCCAGGCGAAACAGCGTTCAGCACGACCCGCTCATTCACCACCGGCGCTATGGATGCCCTGTTCACCATGGGAACGGGGGCTTAATGCGGATCGTGCTTAGAGGAGGCTTGAAGGACTTGGTCCTGTGCGATGGGGAAGGAGCGGGGATCGACAGGTCGCGCGGCCCGAACGGGTTTTCCATGGCCAGACAATCCGCAGCAGAACTGGCGCCCGGCATACGCGCAAAGGGCGTGTTGCCGCTGTCCAGGGCGAATGCCTCTTACACGATCGCGTTTGAAGTGACGCGCGAATGCGCGAGCCATGGGGCTGCAATCGCATGGGCGCTGGCCCACGGCGCGGCGCTCGATGCGCTGGATGCAGCAGTCGCCGCCGACCAGCCCACGAAAAAAATGAGCCTTACGCTCCAAGGGGCTGGCTATGACAAAACAATCACGCCGCTTGTTATGGGCCCCATATCGGTGCCCAGATTCATTGGCGTGAGCGTCACGATCAATTACCAATTCGTAACGGGAGCCATGCCCTAATGAGTACGACCCATCTCTTTCACCGCGTTCGCGTTAAACTCGATCCATGCGTGCCGGGCGGCCAGGCCGACGCAATCACCGGCCTCGATCCTCTCACCTGGAGAGGCAAGACGACTCGCTTTGAATGCGGCGTCTATGTCAATAACGTGTTCATCGACACGGTGAAGGATCAGTACACAGCGCTCACGCTCAGGTTGTATACCGACCTGGATGGGGCCCCGGTCGTTGAAAAGTCCGGCACGTTGCCGGCGGCCAACATAACGGAAGTGGAGTGGCTCACGAAAGCGGCCGATAAGGCTCACGTCACCTTTGAGCTGACAGCGGCCGAGATGGACCTGGTGATTGATGACGCCAGCGAGGACAAGCAGCTCTTCATCCTGGTCGTTTACGGAACCGTCGTGACCACCAGCGCTGAAGTCGTGCTTGGGCTCGCCAAGGTGTACCTCATGAAGTCCGGTCCGGATCTGACTCCGGACGCTGTGGCGCAAGTGGTGAGGCTCCGCAATGGGTCTATCTACTTCAAGAACCGGACGACCGGCAGCTGGCACGAAATGATCGTGGACGGCGCGGCCGGTCAGGAACGCATCACGCTCGGCGCTGCGCTCGTAACCATTTAACGGGAGATGTTCATGAAACAGACAATTGCTTTTCTTGCCCTATGCATTGCCGCTGCAACGGCCTTTGGCCAGGCCACGGTGATGGTAAATACAAACACGGGCGCTATTCGCTACCCGACGAACTTCATTCCGGCCAACGGGATCGCGACCACCACGACGGTGAACCAGGCCTCGGCCGTCACGTCGAACCGGATGAACGGCTATGAGTCCGCCTGGAAGATCGGGTCTACCGGGGCCGTGTTGAAGGCCACGACCAATTTCATATCGGTAACAGGCGTGAGCACGCCAGTCAACGTGATTGGGAATTATTTCGAGACGGCCAACTACTTTGAATATCAGTCAAGCAACTCCTGGTACTTCTGGTATGACAACTATCTCGGGTATGTCCTTTCAACGAACATCGGCAGCACAAACGGGTACTGCTGGATCGATAGTACCTTTCAGTACTTTTTGTGGCCCTACAACGGTGCTACAGGAGAGCTCACATGGGCGGAGGCCACCGGGCTGCCGGCCGCGCAGATCGGGGCCGGAACAAACTGGGAACCGGGCGTGCTGAAGTGGGGGAACCAGCGGATTGCCGACGGGACCGTCGGGCTGTACATCGGAGGCCAGCTCTGGACCAATGCCCTGGCAATCACAAACCTGACCTTCATCAAAACGGCTGACACGAACGGATCCGGCGGCCTGGTGCTCACCACAGGCACCGTCAACTGCATCACCATCAAGTAGGAGGGTTATCACATGCGCAAGGGGTTTGTCTGGTTGTGTGTGCTGATTGCCGCGGGCGCGGCCGTCGCCGATCTGTCTTCCCAGGTCGCCTGGGAAATTGAGTGCCAAAAGCCCTCTCCCTATGGCCTGCAGTTGACATCGGGCGAATCCATCGAGTGGGTCGCTCGCTACAAGATACAGGAGAGGCCGCTTTCTCTTACTAACGCCACACGGGTCGCGTTTCTCTTTCGCCCGGCCGGATCTACCAATGTGCCCTTTGAGCTCCCAGGCGTGGTGGCCAACGCCACCAACGGGAGGATCCGGATCTCCTGGCCGGCCAGCAATGTCGTGGCAGCCGGGCAGTATGACTATCGCATCCTCATCGCTGGCGTGAGCAAGGCCAACATGCGAGGGTTCGGCACGCTGGAGGTGGCCGCTGGATTTGGCGTCACAACCGGGTCGCCTCCGCCTTATGTGCAGCTCGTAACCAGCAATATGGTGGATGGCTGGATCCGTGCGGCCTGGAGTCAGGCGGTCTCGACGGACCTTGTGGCACGCGCACAGGCCACGGCCGCATCCAATGCGGCGGCGATCGCCGTGCAGATTGCGGTCGCCTCCACATCCGGAACAGTTGTGGCCGGCTCCTGGCGCAACCCCGACTGGTTCAATGTTTCCTGGGTGGACGCTCCATCGAACGCCCCGGACACCACGACGTACAGAACGAACCTCGACCAACTGGTGGCGCGTGTGGGGTTCAACAACGTGAAGCATCACCGGATCGCGCAAATCACGGAGCAGCACACCTTCTCGGCTCTGTCCTTCGCCGTGTGGCCGACGAACTTGGCCAGCGTCACGGCGTCCGGATATCTGACCCACCTCGCAGATGGCGCCGTGACCGCTGCCGTGACCACGGCCGATTTCGGGCGGACCAACCTACTGACTTTGCGGACCGAGGGATACGTGGTCGATCGATACTGGGGCGGCATCCCAGGATCGCTGCGTGCCGCTGTCATTTCGAATGTGGCCGTCTCCGTCACCGGAGCAACGATGCAGGTGTTCAGCACTTGGAATGTTCCGTCGAACACCTTTGTCAGATCCACCAACCTGTGGCTTCAGCCAGCGCCCGCATGCGCGGCAGCCTGGAGCAGCCGGGGCGGTCTGATCGGGGCCGTGCTGGTCACGCCTAGGCATGCCATCGCCGCGAACCACGGCGGATACCGCCCTGTTGTGGGGGACACCCTGAAATTCGTGGACGCCACAAACGGAGTGTGGAGCGCGGTCGTCGCGGCTGAGAAAAACGTCGCAACCGATATCCTGATGGTCAAGCTGGACGCGGATATACCGGTCCCACCCGCCAAGTTTTTAGCGTCGCCGCAGGAGGCCCTCCCGCTCGGTATTAACGAACTGCCGCTGGCCTGCGGGGAGGTGCACGGTGGATACCCGGAGATGCAGCTTGTTGTTGGCAAATCGGAAACATGGAGCGCCGGAGCCTATGCGACGCTGGCCTGGTGGAAGGCCGCGGAGCAGCCTGTGTGGCGCGACCTCTTCCGGCATTACCCCGTGCCGGGCGATAGTTCGCAACCGGTCATCTTCAGCACCGGGAGCGACATCGTTCTCCTGTTCGCGCTGTGGTTCCCGACTGCCGGCCCGAACTTGCACAGCTTCAAGACGGAGATTCAGGCGGGCATTACGGGCTGGGGCGACACGAACACTCTGTCATTCGTCGATGTTTCCAACTACACGGAGTTTTAATTTATGAGCAAAATCCGACTCTTTATATTTTTGGCGTTGATCGCCTCCTCCGCCTTTTGTCAGCGGGCCTACATCCCCAAAGTTAGCCCGAACGAAACCCCCGCGTTGACGGATGGCGAGATGGCGGTGGGAGTCGAATCGGATGGCAGCCCGGTCCAGGTCCGGTTCGGTGACGGAGTCACGCCTGGCGGGCGGGTGTTGTATGACTCGCGGACCGCGCTGCAGATCAGCCCGGTCACTGAGCTGGCCGAGCGGGATTATGGCGTATCTGTTTCCTCCCCCGCGTACTGGACAAACGGTGTGATCGAAGCGTTTCCCCCGACAGCCGTGTTTGATTCGACGCTGGCATCCACCATCACCCTCACGCTCGCCTCGGCCGATTACAAAATCCAGTCTGTATTGCCACAGGCCGCCGTTTCCCACGCCGGGCATGCGTCAGTCATATCGGCTGATGGCCTGTCGGCAGAAATAATTGTCACCCAGCAGACCCCGCCACCGGGCCCCGGCGCCACGCACTATTACACGATCGACAAATTTACAGTCATGGCCTATGCCAACCCGGCGGCCCTGGGCGTCACACAGGATCTCCGGGCCGCGGTCACGCTCGTCGCGCATCCCGGATGGGTGGAGGGCGGCTCGCTCACAAACGAGTCGGACTATCGCCCGATCACCCTGGGCTGGTATGCGTCCAATGTGCAGTCCGCCGTGGCCTCTTACGCCAGCCACCCGGCCCTGAGTACGCTGGCGCTTCAGGATGGTCTGACGTGGGAGGATGGTATAAACCTGCACGAGCGATTCCGCTGGACGCAGAATCCCAATGGCTACCTATCTCTGGCCCACGAGTCGGACACCACGAAGCCGGTAATGGACGTGGAGTCCATGGATCCCTATCCGTGGATCGTGTCGGAGGCTCCAAGCGGCAGCGTGAGCACATTGGAGTACAGCACCAACGGGATCGTTGGCGACTTCCGCCTGCAGACGTCCACCAATTACGTGACCGGCACGTGGGTCGACGCAGTCACCCTGTCGACCAACTCCGCATCGGCCGGGTACATGTCCCTGACCGCCAGCAACGTCCTGGCCGGCGATGTGGCGTTCTGGCGGGTTGCGGTCTCGAACGGGGTCCAAGCCGCCGCCCGCGTCAATTTCGGCGTGCCCGTCCAAGTGCAGGGCCATGCCGTCCTCACCAACCCCGCGGCCTTTGCGTCGGCCGCCCAGGGGATCCTGGCGGATACGGCGCTGCAGCCTCCGGCAACAAACAGCTATGCGACTACGAATTATGTGATCAGCCAAATGGCGGCGCTCACGAATGGCCAGACAATTTACAAAAACATCACGACCGCCACATCCAATATCGTGATCACAGCCACGAACTCCATTTACCTCGTCTCGCTTGCGGTTCCCACTGTTATCACCCAGGCCATGGGTGGCCTAACCCTGACCGGCCAAAGTGCATCCTGGGAAGTGTGGGTCAATTATCAATCGACGAATGCGCTGACGAGCCTGTGGCAGAACGGCTTGATCTGGGACACGGAACTGGATCTGACAGTTACGGGGACATACAAATTCGCCATGTCAACAACGGACGGCTTAAAGATTCGGGCGACTCAGACGTTTCCTATGGTTCACCCCGTAATGGTATGCTCCAGTGCCGCAATCGGGTCGGGGGCTGGCAACCATGTATATACCACTTATGGCCCATTGTCTAATCCCATGTCAGCGGCAGGGACCAACGGATATGTCCATGGGCTTGTTCCGGACGCCTCGCGGAGCTACCTCGTAAAATATGGCTTTGCCTTTTCGTCCGCCGCCGCGAAAGCCGTGCTATTGACCTTGTCCCCCAAAACGCATTCATACGGGTTTTCTGACGCTTCTTTGGATTATACGGTTGTGGAGGCGGCTCCCGCTTCGGCGACGGCGGGCTATCAAACGAGATGGATTTTTTATCCTCCTTTGGGGTACGTTCGCGCCCACGGCGGATTCGGCGTTGACATAACCAGATCGACCAACGAGGGCACGGTGTACATCAGGAGCGTCTTTATTAGGCGGGCCAATGAACTCGAAATAGCGGCCTACGCCGCGGGATGGCGGCCATGAGCAGCCCAACCCGCAAGTTGATCGCGGAGAATTTTAGCCGGCCAGCAAAAACCACTGTCCCCCTGCATAAGTGTGCAGAGGGGGTTCGTTCTTTGGCGGAGAAAGCGCGGTTTCAGTGATCTTACGCGTGGACTCACCTGCTGGCCGGTTATTTGTAACAAAGGAGTCTGCCATGTTCCGGATCATCGTCTGCGCAGTTTTTCTAGCCGCCGCCGCCTTACTTTTGGGGTGCGAACTCGAAACAGCGGAGTTCAACCCAGCAGTTAACGTCAATGTCAACTCCGACACGACTATTGAAACGGTCACCGTCTCCACCAACCTCTCTAACGGGGCCGGCGAGTCGACATCACTTTAACAAAGGAGGTGCTGTATGAATAATCCGGGACGCCGCAACATCAATTACTCCTGGATTGCTGAGTGGCAATTATCGGGATCCCACCTCAAGGCGCTCGCCCTGGGCGCCGCCAACATCGCGGCGTCCCTCCTTTTCCTCGCTGCTTCTGGCTGCGCCTTCGACCAGGCCAAAGTGGCCGACATGGTCGATGTTATTGCCACGATCGCCACAAACGAGACGGCAGCGGCAACCACAAACAGTGCGCCCGCGATCGAGCAACCGGGCGATCCAATCGGTCAACCCATTGTCGTGGAGTCCGCCCCCGCGCCGGCAGCCGCGGCTATTGCCTCCGGAGTGTTCGCCCGGCCTGCAATCGCCTGCGGATCCGACGGTTGGCTTTACGTGGCTGCCGAGGGCCCCGGCATGCAGTCCATTTGGGTTTATGCGCAGGACAAGGCCGGAAAGTGGGGCGGCGGACAAGTCGCCAAATCGGAGCGCGGCGGCCTGGTCAACTCTTCCCGCGTCTATCTGCCGGATATCGTTGTTGATGCCGATGGCTGGTGCTGGGTCTCGATGCGCTGCGGGCCCAAGGAATGGGGCGAACTGCATGGCCCGGCCGTCTGGATCCGGACGCCCTCCGGCGCTGGCTCCTGGAGGTTCCTCGGCCTCACCACGGGAGCCGCACGGATTTGCTTGTCCCCCGAGTTTCCGGGGGCGGCTGTAATGCTGACGAAAAACGGGGTATACGGGGTGATTGACCGATCCGGACGGATCACAAAACAAGCCACGTTTCCGGCCGGCATGACCGGGGAGAAATTCGCTTTTTACATCTCATCTTCCGGCGGAGCCTGGGCCTCGGTTCATAACGGATACGAGGACCAGGCCTCCGCTGTGGCGATTGGCAATCCATCGGGCGGCAAAAGGCAAACCTGGGCGGCCTATGAAGCCTACGGGAAATGGTATGGCGACGACCTGTGCTATCCGGATGTTGTAATCGGCCTGAATGGATCCGTTTACTGCCAGAGCGTGCTGGACAATCGGCTCCGGCTGCAGGTGTTTGACAAAGGCGTTCCAAGGTTCCCCCTGGACCGGCTTGCCGATCTCGGACAGGCCACCCAGGAGGACCGCTGCCCGCCTCGATTAATTGCCACAAAACGGGGCGTCCAGGCGGTCTTTGTGAAGGGCGGCTCTATCTATCGGCTGGACGTTGAAATGGCGCTGGCCGGCCAGGCAACGCCCGTTCGGATCTGCGCGGGAAGCAACCCTTCTGTTTGCTTGGACCAGCGCAATGCAAACCGCCTGCACATGGCCTACATTGCGGGCGGCACGCTGCTGCATAAAATCATCGAGCTTTAAGGGGGAATTTCCATGGGTGATAAGCAGACCATTGTAGACATTAAAACCCGTTACGACGGGCGCGGCGCAGCCGCCGCAAAACAGGACATCCAGTCGATGTCGACGGCGTCGGCCGGCGGCATGAAAACCGAGGCGGCCGCCACCGATCAGCTCAAGCAAAAAGCTGACGCCTTGGGGACCTCCACGAAGGAGCTTTCCAAGACCAAAATCGCGCTAAACGCGACCACCTTGGTTTTGCGCGGATCCTTCCGTGAAGCGGCTCAGCAGTTGGATAAGTTAGGCGGTGCCTGGAAAGCGTTTGCTGGCACTATTGCAGCGACTCTAGCAGTGCTTGGCGCTGTGATTGCAATTGTTACGACGCTTATCAGCAAATGGCGTGAACACAAGGCTGCAATGGAGGAAGCGGACAAAACAGCCAAAGCGTTAAACTGGGCGCGGGTTCAAGACCAACTTGATTTGAATTTCGAAAAAGGACGCAAAGCTCTTTCTGAATATTTTGAAGCGCTTGGAAAGCTTCAAGATCAGGCAAAAAACACTGCCGAATCTATTTTGCTTGTGAAGACGGCGGCAGAAGATGTTGAGATGGCAAAGATCGATTTAAAAGAAATGCGTGGCGAGCTATCTAAAAATGAAGCCCAACAACAAAGGAATTCATTAGCCCGTCGCCGTGAAGTTGATGCGGTTGATGCAGAAGAAAAAAACGCCGCGCAAAGCATTTTAACTCAACAAGATGTTATTTATACAGCTTCTGGGAAAATTCCAAGACTGAATGAAGCTAAAGCATCTGCCGTTTCGGACGCTCAATCAGTTATAGCTGGTCTGGTAAAAAGCGGAATCATTGATGAAGAAGATGCTGGTGATTTACAAAGAAAAATCGAACGCGGGCAATCTGTTTCTGCGGCTGATATAGATCAATACAAAAAAGCTAATAAATTCAACAGGAAGGCGAGCGACACTGCTGAGGAGAACACAAAGCAGCGCCTCAAAGAAGATCCATTTATGAACCCTGCTATGGGGCTTATTTTTAGGCAATCAGAAGAGACAAGATTAAGAAAAGAAAACGGAGATCGTCTTGATTCCGCTGTGAATCCAATAAATAAAGCAGTTGACGCATCTCGGGTTGCTAACGAACAAGTCCCTGTCCTTCAACAGCAATGGGATGCAGCACAACGAAGGATGAAAATAGATCGAGCTACGCTTGAGGCAGGCCCTTTAAAAAAAGATGCAATAAACACCAAATATGAAGCCATCGATCTTCCTTTGCGCCAGCAGGACCCGTCATATATTGCATCCAACGCAAAGGACACCTTAAACAACAGGGGCGTGATGGAATTCCCTGGCCGGCGGGACAACGCCGGGCAGATTGTTCCGGGCGGGGGGCAAGATCAGGCCGCGCGGGCGGCGCAGCTCGTCCAGCGGGCACAGGAGCTGGTGGTCGGGGGGGCTGACGACGCGGCCGTTGCCGAGCGTCTGGCTCAGCTGTTGAACCAGCTTGGGGTGAAGATCAAGGCGGACAAAAAGTCCTTCTACGACCTGGTTGACCAGCTGGACGGCATCGCCAACGAAATTGGTGATTTGAAGGCTCGGGAAAAGGCCAACAAAGCGGGGGAATAGATGGCACGGATCACGATTAAAGTGGGGGCTGCGTCTTATTTCGCCGACGAGATTAGCGCCGAGGGAATGAAGATCACCCAGAACTCCTTCGCAGCCGACACGCTGCAGTTCAGCATCCCCAGATCTATCGAGGCTGGCAAGCTGTTTTCGGATGGATCCACGATCGAAATTCTTTTGGGATCCACTAGAATATTTTACGGCTCAGTGCGGGCAACGCCCGTGGCCGCCTCAACCATGTCTGAACGGCACATTGTGAACGCATCGGGAGGCTGGTGGTGGCTGGAGAAGCACACCTTTGAGCAGCTGCATCGCCGATACATGAATGGGGCCAGGCAGGACGTGCTGGTATCCAGCGTGGTCTTGGGCCGAACGGCTCAAGGGGATGCCTTAATGTCATGTGGCGCCGTGATCAAAGAGGCGATCGATTTTGCAACCGCCCGGGCGGCGCTCGTCCAAGCTGGCACGATCTCGGCCGGACCGTTGTTTCCCGAAGAGGAGGCCCTCGACTTGACCTGTGCGGAAATGGTCCTCCGCGCATGCCGGTGGATGCCTGATTTAGTGTCCGGCTTCGATCACGCGACCGGTCGCTTGCATCTCACCTCCACTCCAACATCCACCGTCACCATCGACACTGCGTCGTCTACATATAGAGTGCAGCTTATTGACCCGGCACCACGCACGGATCTGCTTGTTCCAGGAGTTAGAGTGGACTACCAGATTACTGCCACAGTAAACGGGAAGGCCGTGCTTTCTATCGTCCGCGAACAAGCCGGAAATCCGGAGGCGATCGGCGGCGTGAAGCACACCATGAATATCCGGGGCGGATCCCTTTCCCGGATGCAGCAGACGCAGTATGTCAAGGTAGAGCCGCTTCCGGAAGATGGCAACATTGATTGGTGGAAAGCGCACTGCGCGGATCTGGCGGATGCTCGAATTGTAAACCTTGTGTTGTCCGATCCAGCCGTGGCAGACAAGTTCGGGGATAACGAGCTTGTTGAGGGCACCATTCAGGATTGGATGCTGGCTGGCGTTGCGGGAGCGTCTTACAGCCTCCATGCCGGGGAAACCACATTCACCGTCAAAGCTACATATGATTTATATGTCGACGGGACATCCGTGCATGTGACTGACCGGATCTACACAGTGAAGGTTACGACCACCGACGCCAGCCGGAGGTCATATAGTCGCATGACCTCCGCTCTTGGGGGGGGCGAGTATTACCCTGCCGGGCTGGCATCTGCCCTTTTCGCGGCCGGCAGCAGGCTTTGGTGGGACGGCGGCATCACCATCATGGGAGCGGAGATCCAGCCCGGGATTATCCCCGGGATGGCAGTCAACGTGTCCGGCGCTCGCGCGGAGTGGGCAACCATGGCGGCGAGGGTTGTGGCGGTGACGCATGATATTGACGCCGGCATCACATCTATACGAGTGGGGCCCCCTCGCCAGCTCACCCTCGGCGACTTAGCCGATCAGCTGCGGCGGAATCGACGCCGCAATGTCCCAGCGAGCACCGCGGGGCGGCTCAACCCGGACATCGATGACGCCAGTGATATGCCTCAAATTTGGAGCGGATCTCACGGGGTGAGGAAGTCTCCCTCGGCCGGCTTGGCGCTTCTGGGCACGGAGCAATACATCCTCACCGGGATTAAATTCGATCCTGAGACCTACGAGCTTCAGGTAACCAAGCGCAAGGGGTTTGTCGTCTGGTCCGAGGGGAACTCAGAATGGACGGTTGTGGATGGATGGGACACGATTGACTGCAGCGAGGTGTCGCCTTGAGCCCGGTGGCCGTGTTTTCTGGTAAGATCCAGGTGAGCGGGGGGAAGATTTGCCATTCATGCTGTACCACCTGCACGCCACCCACCTGCCTGCATATCGCCGTTTACGACGAGGGCATGGTGTTGGCTGTTGAAGCTGACCTTATCCTGGTGCCTGGAGACGATAGAGCCGACCTTGTTTGGGAGATTGATGAGACCGCAGAGTATCCGTGGCAGAGACACTGGGTTTCATGGAACCGCGAGGTTGGCACCTATGGCTTCTGGGCGTTTACCGTGGATTACAAGCTGAACGATTATACGCATATAACATATGGCGTAACCACCGGAGAAGGATCGTACTGTGATGGCCTGGCTGGAACATTCGAAGGGTTCTATACGCAGACGGTTGTGATCAGCCCATGCACTGAATTATTGACCTTTGCATCGCCATTGCAAAGCACTAGAAAGACGGGTTGCAGCAACTGCCGAGGGTTGGCTTAATCAGGCTCGCCGGCTTACATAATTGAACGCTAAACGTTGAAAATTATCAACAAGGCGAGAATTCTTCTCATTTTCGGCGAGACAATACAACACAGCGTCCCGGCC